ATGACCTGGTTTATTGACCGGCGTCTTAACGGCAAAAACAAGAGCACGGTGAACCGCCAGCGCTTCTTGCGCCGTTATAAAGCGCAAATTAAACAGTCGATCTCCGAGGCCATCAACAAACGCTCGGTGACCGACGTCGACAGCGGCGAATCCGTCTCCATCCCTAACGATGACATCAGCGAACCGATGTTTCATCAGGGGCGTGGCGGCCTTCGCCATCGCGTGCACCCAGGTAATGACCACTTCGTCCAGAATGACAGAATCGAGCGGCCCCAAGGCGGAGGCGGCGGTTCTGGCAGCGGTCAGGGGCAGGCCAGCCAGGACGGTGAAGGCCAGGACGAGTTCGTCTTTCAGATTTCAAAAGACGAATATCTCGACCTGCTGTTTGAGGATCTGGCCCTGCCGAATCTGAGAAAGAATCAGCACCGTCAGCTCAACGAATACAAAACCCATCGCGCGGGTTATACCGCAAACGGGGTGCCCGCCAACATCAGCGTGGTGCGTTCACTGCAAAACTCACTGGCGCGACGCACGGCGATGACGGCAGGCAAACGGCGCGAACTGCGCGAGCTGGAAACCAGCCTGAAAGTGGTGGAAAACACGGAACCCGCGCAACTGCTGGAAGAGGAGCGCCTGCGAAAAGAGATCGCCGAACTGCGGGCGAAGATCGACCGGGTGCCGTTTATCGACACGTTCGACCTGCGCTACAAGAACTACGAAAAACGGCCGGAGCCTTCCAGTCAGGCGGTGATGTTCTGCCTGATGGACGTATCAGGTTCAATGGATCAGGCCACCAAGGATATGGCTAAGCGTTTTTATATTCTGCTCTATCTGTTCCTGAGCAGAACGTATAAGAACGTGGAGGTGGTCTACATCCGCCATCACACTCAGGCGAAAGAGGTGGATGAACATGAGTTCTTCTACTCGCAGGAGACCGGCGGCACCATCGTGTCGAGCGCCCTGAAGCTGATGGACGAGGTGGTGAAGGAGCGCTACGATCCGGCGCAGTGGAATATCTACGCCGCGCAGGCATCGGATGGCGATAACTGGGCGGATGACTCGCCGCTGTGTCATGAAATTCTGGCGAAGAAGATCCTGCCGGTGGTGCGTTACTACAGCTACATTGAAATTACCCGTCGCGCCCACCAGACGCTGTGGCGTGAGTATGAGCATCTGCAAGCGATGTTCGATAACTTTGCGATGCAGCACATTCGTGACCAGGATGACATCTACCCGGTCTTCCGGGAACTGTTCCAGAAGCAGAGTTCTACAACTTCCAATTAATTGTTATTAATCAGCCAGTTAACCATGTTTTTCTGGCTGATTTTATTGCATTTTCATTCTTAATTTTCACTATATTTTTCATTCGCTTAGCTTTTATTTTGGGGAATGCGATTTTGAGGAAGTGATAATGCAAAACTTCCTTTGAGCTTTAAGGATGGTCATCATGCGATGGAGGAAAAATCCTATCGTGCCGACCAAAACCACACAAAAAAACCAGCCGCTTATGGCTGGTTATTCGTCAGTGAAGCCTGGGGAAATTTATCTATATTGCGGGGCAATCATCATCTAATGCACGATTGATGAAGAATGTCACCCTACCCAGCACTTCAATCTGCTCCAGCGCTGCACCTTCTATCGCCTCTCCATCATCAGTTATGAGCGCCCTGCCCATCAGCTTGGCAAATTGTGTGTGGCCATCGCAAAGAATTAACAACACATCTCCAGGTGTCTTTTTCGTTGCTGGCTCTATGACCGCAAACCCCACATCCGTTTCAAGCACCCTACTATCAACCCCCATATTGCAAAGAATTGCTGGGGTTAGTCGGCGCTCAATGTAGTCTGTTGCTGGTGAAGGAAATCCCATTAGAGAACTCTCCCCATGTTACGCAGGATCCAGTATCTGTTATCACTGCCGTCAGTTGTCTTATCTGCAAAACCGGGTTGATAGCGTTCTATCCATGTGTTTGCTTCTGCACGGCTGAAGTGCCAGTTAAACCCCCGCAGCTTTTTGATGAAGCTGTCTGTTCGTAGATAGCGGTACCCTTTTGGGTTAACCTCTATTGCCGCGATAAAAGCGGCATTTATGTCTGCTGTGCGTGGCATCATTACCTCACAAAAATACTGTATTTATATACAGTTTATTTTGATGATAAAAATGTTCAATCCCGATATTGCCTATCAATTTTCTTCAGTGAGTAAATTATTGATAAATTTGGTGGCCGGGAATTTTTTATACAGCGTGCACACCGCAACGTCGTAAATAATCGCCACCTGCTTTCTGTCCACTCCGTTTGCGATCAGCCTGCCAGCCTGCGCCCATTGCTCCGGGGTTAACTTCGGACGCCTGCCACCTATCCGCCACTTCTCACGAGCTGCCGCCAGTCCTGCCCGGGTGCGTTCCACGATTAACTCCCTCTCCATTTCGGCCAGAGCCGACATGATGTGGAATATGAAACGCCCCATTGGGCTGGAAGTGTCGATGCTGTCCGTAAGACTTTTGAAGTGGATGCCGCGCTGCCGGAGTTCGTCGACCAGCAGTACCAGGTTTCGCATGCTTCGCCCGAGGCGATCCAGCTTCCACACTACCAGCGTATCGCCCTCATTCAGCGTTCGAAGAAGCCTTTTAAGCACTGGCCGGTTCGCTACCGTCCCGCTCATTTTTTCCTCAAAAACCTGTTCACATCCTGCGCGTTCGAGTGCTTGTCGCTGAAGATCTGTGTTTTGGTCATTTGTTGATACCCTTACGTAGCCAATTTGCATATTTTTTACCCAATATTTTCTGCAAAAAAATCAGGTGAAGTTATCGGCATGGCTGCCGCAGAGCAATCTTTAAAACGTACGAATTTCTAACTCTCACCAAGGTGGGTAGTACTTCTAGTGACAGTCTCCTTCAGTGACTGCTCATCAACACATCTGATAACTAGTTGAAAGATTGGAGGATGTGGTAGGTAATAACGCATCTGATAAGTCACGAACCAATATTTCTTTGAAGCTGGAGAAAATTCCTTGTCGTCTACGGAGTTGCGGTGCCCTAATACTGAAATCAATGATGATGCAGTTAGCCCTTTGTGCTATCATCCCCCGGTTCAAAAAACAGGTACCTTTTGCTATGGAATTTAGAAAAGACATAAACGCTTTGCGTTCTCTTGCTGTTTTAGCGGTAATTATTTTTCATTTTAATAGCGACTACCTCCCGGGTGGTTTTGCTGGAGTGGATGTTTTCTTCGTCATTTCTGGTTATCTAATGACAAAAATAATTTTATCTGGAATCGACGAAAATAACTTCAGTTTAAAAAGATTCTATCTGGCACGTGCCAGGAGAATAATCCCAGCATTGACAATTATATGTTTAATCACCATATTGATTGGCTGGCTTTTTATCAAGCCTTCAGATTTTTATGAAATGGGTAAGGATGTTGCAAGTAGCATACTATTCATTTCAAACTTCCTTTATTGGTCAAGATCAGGATATTTTGACAACTCTTCTGTTAATAATTTTCTTTTACACACATGGTCTCTTTCTGTTGAGTGGCAATTTTATATTGTATATCCATTATTGTTGTTAGCTGTTTCAAAGACATTGGGTTTGAAAGCGGCCAAACATTCTATCCTTGTACTTTTTATTTTTTCTTTCTTTGCATCTCTATATGGCACTTATAATTATGCTGAAGCAAGTTATTTTATGTTTCCTACTAGAGCCTGGGCAATGCTTGCTGGAGGATTAGTATATATCATACCTCCTCTGAAAATTTTGAAAAGAACACTGAGTCTTGTGGGTCTCTCAATAATAATTACAAGTTTATTCACAATTAATAAAGAAACGCCATGGCCAGGGTTAATGGCAATAATTCCGGTTTTTGGGGCATTCCTGTGTATATATTCAAATGCTACTTTACGCTTTTTTGATTTGAAGCCTTTACAATACATCGGTACGATATCATATGAAGCCTATTTGGTCCACTGGCCTCTTTTAGTATTTATTCGCAAAATCAGTCTGGATATTAACTTTGCATGGTACGCTTTTGTTACCTTAGCCCTTTCATTTATTTTAAATATATCCTTGCAGACTTTTAAATCAAATAAAAAACTTCCAATAACATTTTTCGCATGTCTTGCATCTTGCTTGTTGGTAATAACAAATAATGGATATACAAGCAGAGTTCCGGAACAGTACAGAATCACCAACCAAGAATTCCATAAAAAATACTATGGTGGAGCTGATTATCCTTCTAATAAGGTATTCTATATAAATTCTAGCGAAAGTAAATTTGATTACATCATAACTGGCGATAGTTTTGGTTTGCAATATGCTAAGTCATTTGATGAACATGAAGTAGAAGCAGCAGCTCTTTTTGATCATGGCTGCCTAATATTTCCTAATTATTCAAGGTACTTAAATAATAAAGAAGACACTTCATGCTCTGAAGAATATACAAAATTAAAAGCTCTTATGGATAAGGAACCACAAGCACCCCTTGTGTTTGCAAGCTCCTGGGATACTTACGATGGAATGCTTATAAAAAAAGGGGGGGATACGCCAATTAAAAAAGATAAAGATTCATATTACACCATAGTGTTAAGTGAAATTTTATCGGTTATTCAGGATGGCGGCGACAAGCGTATGTATTTCATAATAGGTCGTCCCCAACCAGCAAGAGTTGATGGCTTCGGTTGCCTGACTGGTGAAAGCCTTATAGGATATAGGTTGATCTCTAACTGTCAAGAATGGCAGAAGAAAGAAAATGTAGATATAAACCTTTACCTACAAAATAAATTGGCTCATATTAAAAATGTTAGATTTATAGACCCTAATGATGCTCTTTGTGATAATTCTCAGTGTAAGATAATTTACAAAAGAGAACCTATTTATACAGATGGCGGGCATCTTTCTATTTACGGCGCGGAAATAGTCACAAAGTATATTATTGAACATCTTTAGCATCTCAAGCCCAGACAAAATTTGCCATGTCTGGGCGTTTTGATTGTTCATTGCCACTCCGTTACATTTTGCGGCTTCACTTAATAAGTGAGGTGGTAATGATTTTATGTTGCCATAATTCCTGTAAATATAGATTGTATGATGGTTTAAGTTAATCAAAGCCAAAAGACAAATACTGTACTTCGGACAACCTGCTGGAAAGGTACTCGCCTGAAAATGAATGAAGATTTAATGTTTCATCAGCCAATCAATAGGGCCTTCAGCTATATCTTTATGCTTATATCAGATAGTTTCCTGCGGCATCTGAACACGTACTGAGACAAATTGGTCAGAAGGTATGTCTATCGGATCTCCATCGTTAATGCCCTGTATTTCGTTTCTGGCAAATTCTGGAGCGGTTGAATGCGTACGGTGATAGGTTTTCACTAATACTGAACCGTCAGCATGAACATGATAATCGAGCCAGATCAGGGGCTGCTTGTTGCGGTCAGTGGGGATGTCAAAACCACCATCAATTCCGCCCCAAGCAGCGTCTGAATTTAGACCTTCGCTTCCTTCAATCAAATATTCCCCTAGGGAAAGACGAGTTACAGTGCAGCCTTCAGATTCGTCATTGGTCTGGTATGTTCCATCAGAATATACTTTAACCACAGGTGATGCTGTTTTTATGCTGCCATCAGATGCAATTATAGTGTTTGCAGTCGTGTAAACCTTTTTCCATTGATATGTAGCACCCTGCATGTGGTTGGTCTGTATATATGCCTGCCCATCGTTCGTCCAAACGAACCATGCTGTGGATGGACCACCATCATATTGTAGCTGCACCCCTACACCGTTGGTATTTGCAGGATTATTAGCTGTTTGACTTGTGAAGCGACCAAATCCAAGCATGTTTGTGTTTGAGAAGTTGTCAATATGACGAGCGTATCCCAAGCCAAGAGCTTTTAGCGAGGGAATCTGACTCGTATCACTATTGGTAACAATCTCAGAATCCAGTGCGCTCCTCGTCGCGCTACTTCCCAAACCGAGGTTTGTGCGAGCGTCAGCAGCATTCTTTGCCCCGGTCCCTCCCTGCTCAATGCTGAGAGCTGTTTTCAGCCCAGAAAGGCTGGTAATGTCGCTGTTAGCCCCTTTCTTCGCCAGAGATTTTTGACCCGGCACGGTAACGGCCACACCGTTAATCGTGATAGTGACGTCTGTAGTACCGTTCATCACATCAGCGAACCCGCTCATGTAGCGCTGGTACATCGTGAAGGTTTCAGCGATATCCTGCGCCAGACCATCCACGCTCAGACTGTCACTCAGAAGAATGGCAAATCGGGTTCCGGCGGGAACTGCTGGGTTAGCCGCTGGCGTTACGGTGAGACTTGTTGCGCTGCCAATGGTGGTAATCTGAAATACCTGCACAGGGCTGGTCATTGCAATAACGGTACAGCCGTTACGAATAAGAGAACCAGCAGCAGTGAAGTTTGTGCCGGTACCTGTAAGGGTGTTTCCGCTGATGGCGATAGTGCCGGTGTTATAAAGCATATTTTCTCCTGTTCTCGGTGCATCGCCTGAGCAGGTTTTGCATAATTTAGATTAAATGTTTGAAAGCGAGGGTGGCCCAGACATAATAAATAACCGAGCCGAATATTTTAATTACTACCTAAACTAGGGATTGCCATTCCACCCTAATAATAAAAACTATTTAAACTTTTTATTTCTAGCCAACAAACGATCCTGTACCTCTTGTTATTGTTAAACTTGGGGAGTAAATGACTTTGCTTACTGAGTTAGCATTAACGATAGTTAATGTTGCCGTTACCGTGCTTGCATTTATTCCCTTCACTCCAAATCTCAATGTGTAAAAATTATTAGCATACGCGCCGGATTGCACTGGCAGATTTGAAAAGGTTTTGGATGTCCCATTAATATCAATAATGACATTCATACGGGTATCAGCATTCGCTGATGAATAAAAGGTTGCCTCGACAATAGCATTCTTACTGAGACTACTTGCTCCTGAGTCAGTATAAGTAATCGTTTTAACTAAATTAGCAGTTCCGCTTAGTAAAGCATCCGAACCGACACCAACGTTGGCGACATCACCAACAAATGACGTTGCCTCTATAGTTCCGGTAAATTTCCCACCTGAGGCATAAACCATCCCTCGTACTGTAACGTTGTTGAAAACAGCATAACCGGATTTGTTAATATGCCAGCCAACGTTCCCAGTGCCATCCCAGGTTGTCGACTGGATATAGTTGCCAATTTTGGTATTGCTGATGGTCCCGTCGCCGATAACAGCATCACGGATTATCAACTGCCCATTTTGCGTGGTGAAGACGATGGTAGGGGTTCCTCCTGCCTGCATCATCACTGCAAAACGATCTGCGAGGAATAATACCTGCGACTGCATGCCAGATGGAGTATTCTCAACACCTATCCCCATACCAGCAGCATACTGTTTTCCGTTCGCATCCACGGCAACCTTGATGCTGTACATCGCCTTCAGGTCGCCGTTGACGTTCGCAATGGCCTGCGCGTTGGTGGTGATCGCTGAAGTGTGCCCGTTGATGGTCGCCGTAATGCCGTTTATCTGCGTGGCCGTGGCCTGCTGATAATTGGAAAACGTCTGGTTCAGGCTGTTGATTGCTGCCTTGTTGCCGTTCACGTCAGCCTGCAAGCTCAGCAGCGAACGTGCTGTTGCCTCCCTGTCGCTTGCCATGACGTTATCAATACGATCGATGCCGGCCATGCTGTCACCGTACTGCGCACTGAGTCTCACCTGCTGATCAACCTGCGCCAGCGTACTCGTTATTAGCGCGATGGAGTTACTCTGAATGCCGCCGCTGGCAGTATCTGTCCTTGCTCCCAGTTCCTCCAGACGGGATGCCATTGATGAAGTCGTGTCGGTGACAACCTGTCGCAACGTGGTGATATCAGCAGTATTTTGCGAGCTTGCTTGTTCGGCCGCATCTGCCTTACCTGATGCAGCGTCAGCTTTACTCGAAGCCGAATCAGCTTTATCAGAAATGACCTGAGTACTCGCAGTGAGCTGGTCAACAGCAGTAGCCCTTGCCTGAGCTTCATCTGACAGAGCCTGCCTTACCTCGGTAACTCCCGCCTCGTTCTGCGCAGTTTTTGCCTCAAGACGGGTAACATCCGTTACGCGTGCCTCCGTCTCAGTAGCGATCACCTCCCGGAGCTGTTCGAAAGTCGCAGAGTTAGCGCCCTGTTGGGCTGTCTGGCGCACGACAACATCGGCAATAGCCAGCGCGTTTCCGATGATTGCTTCAGCGGTCTGCTTGTTCGAGCCAACCGCAGCAGCAAGGCCGTCTGCGTTCTCTTTGATTGCATCAGCCAGTTCTGCCAGTTTTCCGCTGCTGTCCACCGCGTTCTCGATCAAGTCTTTGAACGTATCGGAGCCTTTCATGTCCTCCAGGATTGCATCTGTGATATCGGATACATCGATGCTGGCCTGTCCTCGCACCCATTCTGTGTAACCTGATTCGTTGCCGCTGCGGTCCACCAGCTGCGCGCGGTACCAGAAAATCTGCCCAGCCTTAAGGCCCATCTGCTGATATTTGCGCTGCGGGTAAGGCACATCGGCCAGCAGCATCGCATCGTCCTCGGTACCGGTCAGGCTGTACTGAATTTCCGTCTTCAGCGTGTCGTCGGTGTTCGCCGGGAATCCCCAGCTCAGCTCGATACCGAAAACCACATTATCAGAAGCGATGAAGCCGACCGGTTTCGGCGGATTGCCCACTTTACCCGTAAGATTTACTTCTGATGATGTCTCCCATACTGATGAAACGTCGCTGGCGTTCACCGCCCTGACACGGACCAGATAGCGACCCGAGTAGATACCCTGCACTTCAAAGCCGAGAGAAGACGTTCGGGGCACACTAATCCAGTTGCCGCTGTCACGCCGCCATTCCGCCTCGTACGCAACTGCACCCTGAACAGAATCCCAGGCAACGCGCATAGTGGTAATCGCAATGTTCTGGTTAACCGTAGAGTAACTGTCTACGACAATATTTCCTGGGGGAGCCTGAACCCCCGGTGGAATGACACTGACTGGCCGCTCGTCCAGTCTTGCGCCGGTATCAACAGCGGAATAGATATCAGGGTTGTAAGTCGTCCCGGTGACCTCGAAAGTGCCGTCGTTGTTGTCCCGCGTTCCCGTAACACGGAAAAGCGCTATAAACAGATCGTCAGAGTCCACACCCCAGTTACATTCAGCCTCCGGCGTTTCGCTGTAGGGTGTGGTGACAGTGACTGTGTTTCCGTTAACGGCCTGGACGGTTCTGGCCTGAGCTGTGCCTGATGGAAGATTCAAAAACAGCCGGTTCCCGGCCTTCACATCAGCGGCGCGATCGAGGGTTATGTTGCGGCCGTTAACCCCACTCACCCTGCCGCCGATAGTTCTTCCGGCCAGCTCGTTAGCAGCCACGCCGATCACCTCCCCGACAGGTGGAACGTCCATGCCCGTGCTGAAGGTCACCACCTCGCCGATACCGTTAGTGAGCAGCGCCCAGCGCCCCCGCCGGTTTGCCTCTGACTGCCTGGTGCAGCCGATCGCAGTCATTTCGAGCTGACGATAATCGAAGCGCATGGCCAGATCGCTATCGTAAACAGGCTCAGGCGTATCTTTGTAGTGGTTTGCAGGGTCTGACCAGTTCACCAGCGCGGCAGTGTTTCGGGTGGTTTCACTCGGGTCCGCAAAAGTAAATTTTCCTTCAACAACACTGGCGTGGTTGTAGATGTGCCACACATCCCGGGGCATATCGGCCAGGACATACATCTTATTGTCGCCCCAGTACGTCATGCCGCGAAATATACCCGCCAGATCACGAAGTACGGTCCAGGCGTCATTACGGTCCTGGATATAAACGTTGCAACGAAAACGAGGCTCCGTCCCGCTGCCGCCCTTGCCGTCTGGTACCAGTTGATCGCAATACTGGGCGATGCGATAAAGTTCCCATTTGTCTATCTGAGTCGCATCGATTCTTTGACCCAGCCCGAAGCGCTCGTTCAGAATGATGTCGTAATAAATCCAGGCAGGGTTATCCGTCCACGCCCATTTAAATACGCCCTCCCAAGTACCAGAATAAGTGCGGGTTTCGGGATCATAAGTATCAGGTACTCGGATGATTCGCCCTTTCGGATTGCACACAACCTGAGGAATGCCATTAGGGAACTGCTTTGCGTCAAACTCTACATACAGCAGCGCTGTGTTAACGTAGCGAAGTTTGGCGTCAATAATTTCAGTAACGGCCACAACGCGCATGGTGTCGACGATATTCACGCTCGTGGAATCCGGCGTGATTCTGCGAACCCGCAACTGCCATCCAGTCGAGGCTTTCGGAAGATTGACGCGGTGACTGCGCTCATAAAGCGACGTGGTTTTGTCATCAACAGCACCGTTAACCACCGTTTCATACGGCCCGCCATCGACCGACAGATCGATAGCATACTCAACGCGGGTGCCGACTTTATCGCCGTTGTTTTTCTGGAGTAAAAGAGTTGGCCATCCCAGGCGAATTCGCAGCGCAGAGAGCTGCGTGTTGGATACCGCGCGCACGTACGGCACAGCCTGTTTCAGCTCGTATGAAACCTGAAGTTCGTTTTCAATGCCGGGGAAGCCCTGAATGTAGTCCTGGTCCTGAGTACCGGAACGGAACTCATATTTCACATTATTGAAGTTATAACTTCCGTCGGCGTTCTGAAGAGGCGTGTAGGAAGATGAGTCACCAAGAAAAATGTTTTTACCATCAAGCCCGCCAGCGAACTCACCCTCTCCAAGCGCAATCAGCACCTTTGCCCTTGCAATGGACTGAATGCTGTCCGGTGCTTCAACGGGTGTTCGGGTCTGATTGCTGCCACCTTTACCGCGGCCTTTGATGATTGTCGTCGTCATATCGCGTCCATAAAAAAGCCACCGTCAGGTGGCTTGCAGTACGTGGTTTGGTTTATTGCTGATCTTCTGCATAAACCCCGGCGGATATAATGGCGCCGCCAATTTCCCGTTGCCCATAAAGCAGGGGAACGGGATTGCCAGATGCCGTCGTGTTAACGGGACCACCAAACGCATAAGAGGGTTTGTTATCAGGTTCCTGACGCATTCGCAGACCTGAAACCTGAGGAGAGAGCATTTGCACTACACCGCCAACGGCCATAGAACCAGCTGCGGCATAGAGTGCCATTTGTGTGCTTGCTGCCCATCCTATTGGGTTCCACCAGGTAAAGGCTGCAATTGCGGCGGCAGTAACAATTTGAAAGAGGCCCGCCCTTTTACTACCGCGTATGACAGGGATAATACGGATCTCATCGCCAGGCCCAAGAAGATCAAACTCTTCCTTGCCTATGTTTATTTGGTTTCGGAAGATGACAAAATCCAGCCCTTTCGCTCTGGTCTCGCGCAGGTAAGCATCAAATCCATCAATGGTGTTAGAAAGCGCCCTGAAAACTTCGCTGGCGGACGTTAGTGCACGGCGATGTGTCCTGCCAAATCGCTGAGCCATTGAGCCGCTGAGTTTGATAACGGTTTTTCTTTCCATTACATCAAATCCTTATAACGCAGAATTTTGATGGTACGATCACGGTAATAGCCACCGTAGGGAATACGCTGGCTTAGCTGGCCATACATGTGATGCAGTAGCATGTTGCCATCAAGCAAAATCCCGGCATGGTTAGGGACGGTGGACTGAACCTGCATGATAACCATGTCACCTGGCTGAGCGGGACCGTCGTACTCACGAAAACCGCATTCCTGCCAGTTGTCCATATAGAGGTTTTCACCCTGCTCCCACCAGTGGCGATCTACGCTGTAGTTGGGCAGTTCAATGCCGTGTTCGATGCGGAAATAGTCCATGATGAGAGACCAGCAGTCTGCATACCCGAGAACAAACTGGCGCCCTGTGAGGGGTCGGTCTCCGCGAGGCATGACGGTGCGAATGTCGCCCTCCGGCCACGATGCAATAATCCACGGCAGTTCCGTGGCATCACACATCAGCATGTCGAGCTCGCTCGGTTGGGTTGTTGCCCCGTCGCCGGGGTGACTGTGGACGATCGCCACCACAGTTCCCTGCTCTTCGGCGGCCGCATAATCCTCATGATTGAGTTCAAATTGCTCAGTCGGCGACTCAGCATTATTTTTGCAGGGGATGTATTTCTCCACCCGCCCCTTCTGAATAACCACGCCACAGCACTCCTCGGGGAAGGATGCGGCGGCATGCGCCAGAATGGCGCTAACTGTTTTGTCGCGCATGATTATCCTCTCAGAAGTGAAGCCCCGGGGAACCCGCCATAATCCAGCTGCTCATTCTCTCCGAAACGAGGTTTGCAGCCCGTTGACAGCAGTCCGGAGCAAACATCCTGTGAAGGATCATCCACCCGGTTGCCGTCTTTATCGAACCAGCCGTTTTGCCCGGCGTAGGTGCAGCCATTCCCGGTTTTGTACCAGCCCCGCATGCACCACGTGCACATTGGCTGAATTTGCCGGGTCGGAATGAGTTGCCCGCGCAGATCGGCTGGACTGGAAAGCTCAAACTCTACGGTTTCATCGTCTGATCCTGATTTACGGTCGATGTAATAAACCTGTTTGCGCTCCTCGTTGGGATTCGCAGTCGGGTTCCCGTCAGGAAAATTTCTTACGTCCAGATAGTGGGCGAAGGTGTCATGGATGATCACCTTTGCTTTAGCCATCCCCTGAAATCTTCGGCACAGCGCGCCAATCGTGCCGCTGATGTTTGCAACGGTGAGAGACGGCCGTGAATTCTGGCCGTCACTGCTGACAGATATGCCGGTCAGTTCATACGGCCACGCGCCATAATCCTGCCCCTGCCACCACACCGACTTCGGCTCAAGTTTTGACTCGTCGCCGCCTGCGGCGATGATTTCCGCCTCGGTATGGGGGATTGTCTCGTTGTGAAAGCGAAGAATACCCGCACCGAACGCTGAGCCGTCCACCTCGATCAGGCGGACGCGCTTACCCGGTTCCAGTTTCTGGACATCAGATGAAATACTCATGGATGGTATGCCTGTATGAATGTGCTGCTGAGGGTGTATTTTTTGTTGCCGTGGGTAGATATCTGGAAGGATTCCGCGCGCCATAAACCTGAAGGCTCAAGCGGCGGCTTCCAGATAAATGACTTCCACCCGGCATGTCTGTTCAGAAAGTTTTTAATGGTCTGAATGTAAGCCTCGTCACCGGTAAAGCTCACGCTCCACTGAGGTGTTACCGGGTTGATACCGTCCCCGGCCACCTGCGCATAGCCATCGCCAAACTGTGCCTTTCGGGTACGAAAATTTGTATCAACCTGAGAGGCAACCTTTGGGCACCAGCTGAAGGTTTCGACTGCCATGGTTAAACTCCCTTGATTAATCGCCACAGAGGCGAGCCCGGCATGCTGGCCTGTTCGTTAATGACACCAGTGATGGCATCCTTAAGCTGCCTGCCTGCTGCTCCGGCAGTACCCTGACTGGACGCCTGTGGAGAACCGCCCTGAATATTGATATCGCCGAAGTTAACTGAAGGCACGCCACCAGAGACCTGCGGCATCCCTACTGCGCGAACAGCAAGATCACCATTAGGTGCCCGCGTGAGTGGCATAATGGCTTCAGGACCTGCCTCGCCGAAAATCCCCGCACCTTTGGCAAAAGCAAACAGCTGAGGCGTCTGAAAAACGCCATTGCTGTAAGCGCTCAGGGACGGAGAGTCGTAAACATTACCCTTCGCATTAAAGGTAAAGTTCGCGCCGGCATTCTGAATAGCGGTACCGCTGCTGGCGGTTGCGGCTGACGAGGCGCCAAAACTGAACAGTGATCCAATTGAGCTGACGCCATTAGCAACAGCCATGTTCACCAGAACGTTCTGGATGATCTTCAGTACGCTCACGCCCCAGTCCTTCCAGCTGTCAACGTTTCCATTGAGCATGTCGGTGATCGTGGTGACCGCGCCCCCCATGGCCTGCTTCATGCCCTCAGCGGCCATGGAAGAATAATCCGTAGCTTCGTCCACCCAGTTCGCATAACCCTCAGACAGTCCCGTCATCCAGTCGTCACGCTGCGCATCAGAAGCTGCGTAATATCCCTCCTGGTCGCGCAGGCGCTCTTCGAGGTAGCGCTTATTAAGTGCCAGCCCCTGCTGATAGAATGTCTCGTCGATTTCACCAGCCTGACGCTGGCGGAGAAGATCGGTATTCTTCTGCTCAAACTCCTTACGCAGATTGAACTGCTCCTGAAGTCTTTCACGGAACCTGGTTCCCTGCCCGTATCCCAGCAGCTGCGCTTCATTGGCTGCGCGGGCGCTGGCGTTACTGTCGGCAAGGTTGGCTTCGTAATTTCGCAGTTGCTCACGTAATTTAACCTGGTCAATCAGCGCAGCATTCTGCAATACCGTCTTTTTCTGGGCTTCCGTCAGAGAAGCAAGTTCGCCCTGGCTGACCTGGTATTTAACCTTCGCCAGTTCAGTATTCTGGCCTTGCAGGGCAATCTGCTCTTTTTGCTGCTTGATAAGGCGCTTATACACATCCTCGGTTTTCTCGCCTTCGGTTTTACCGCCCTTCGCCTTAGGTTTGTTGGCCTCATTATTCCGCCATTCAGCAAGACCGTTATTAATAAACTCCTGACGGCCTGTCTGGAATTGCGGATCACTGGTTAACCCCAGGTCATCGGCTGCATAACTCAGTCGCAGGCGCTCTTTTGCTTCACCCTTCCGGCGTGACAACTCCAGATCCCGGCGGCTCTTTTCGAGGGCATCGGTTTGCTTTTTGTCGAGGTCGGCCTGAGGAAGTCTGAGCGGGACGTTAGCCAGCCCTTGCCGGGCCATTAATAGCTGATTTCCCAGACCCAGCAGACGGTTAAATTCAGTATGCTGACCATTCATCATGATCATCGATTGATATACCGCATTCTGTCGCCAGGCTTGTTCGCGTATTAAATCATTACGACGCCGCTCAATTTCTTCGAGAGCCTGCTGAATGCCGCGAGATTTATCTCGCATGTCATTCAATTTTCCCTCTTCAACAGCGAGTTGATCCGTAACAATAGCTATTGCTTTAAGGATATTTGCATCGTTCTCGCTGGTAATGCCCGGTTTTCCACGCGATGCATTCAAATCGTCGATCTGGTTCTTCAGCTCACCAACCTTTTTGGCTTGCTCATCAACCAAACGATTTTGTTCAACGAGAGCCTCAACGGTTTGCCCACGATTTTCATCCGTCTCGGTCAGAGACATTTGTGAGGTTTTTTGCCTAATTTCATCAATCTGACCAGCATACTCCTGGGCGGAACGACGTGCCTGCTCCTGATTCTGATACATCGTGTACCAGGCACCGGCCCCCAGCATCAACAGCCCAGGCAACCCGCCGACAAGACCCAGCAGGCCTGTAGCGCCTGTTTTTACAAGCCCCAGCACTGATGTTGCAGAGTTTAGTGCCTGCTGAGAGGCTGCAACGGCTCTGTTTGACTGTACCAGTGCCGCATTTGCTGTAATCATTGCCCGGCGCTTGGATATGGCATTTTGAGTGGCAGTAGCCTCAGCATTAGTATTCTTTGCCAGCACAAGTTCTGACTGGGCAAGCTGGTAAGCCCGCTCAGCAGCAATAGCATCGGCAGCGGCCTTGCGCTGTGATTGTGTGGCTGTACTTGCCCTTGCGGCGGCGAGCGCTATTTCATTTTTCCTCGCTTCAACCAACTGCGCCGTCTGGCTTCCAAGATCGCCAATCATGCCGCCAATAAATCTTGAACCTCCGATGGCCGCCAGCACGCCAGCAGCAGAGGCAACGGTATTGATATTATCTGAAATCGCATTCAATGCCCCGGTTAGCGCGCTTGTCGCCCCAGTGGCTTCATTTGCACCACCTACCCACGCCAGAAATGCGTTTTCAATTTTGGTCGTTGCTGATGCAACGGTCTGTGGCATCGCGCTATATTCATCCTGTAACGCCCCAAGCTGGCTGATTAAAGCCGGAACAACTTTATCGGCGGTAAGTTGTCCCTGATCGGCCATAGCCTTTAAGTCTTTCCTGGCGACACCCATGCCGGATGCCAGTGCACGAATAACGCGATCACCGTTTTCATTGACGGAGTTAAATTCCTCGCCTCGAAGAACACCCTGTGCTAACGCCTGACTAAACTGTGTGATTACTGAGCTGGCTTCAGACGTGCTTGCGCCTGACAGCTTAAGTCCTGTCGATATAGCTTCGGTTACTTTCAGAACCTCTTCTGAACTGTAGCCATACTCACGCATGGAGGCGGCTGAACGGGCAAACAGGCTGGCGTTATCTGAAAATGCGGTTCCGGTTCGCTGGCTAATATCCATCAGTGCACGCTGTGACTCTTTGAAGTCATCGGAGGATTTTGATGCCTGCTTTAACCGGGCGTTAACTGAACTCCACTCATCAGCCAAAGAAATAAGGTGCCCGGTGGCATATGCTCCTGCAAATGCCCCAGCAAGACCAACAGCAGACGCCTTTGCAGAATTAAGCTGCCCCGTTAAATCAGCTAAAGCCCTCTGAGTTTCTCTTGACGCTGCCGCTGCCTGGCGGCCACCATTTTGCATGGTTCGGTAATAATCCTGCCCCATGCGTGAGGCGCGGGAAATTTCCGACTGGAACGATTGGGAGTTAGCAGAGATTTTGATTATCAGTTCGCGAAGAGTTGCCATGCTTTCACCAAATAAAAAAGCTCGCACACAGCGAGCTTCGTATTGAATAAAATTGCCCTACCTGCAAAGCGTCTTATAGACCTCAAGAAATGCCTTGTCGTCCTCTTTAATCACCACTGCTGAACCATTACTTGTTAATTTCCCATCAATAATCTCGACATAGACGTAAAATTTATTACGATAACTTGTGCCATCATTATTTTTTTTGTAAGTCACATCACCACAAACGTATGCTGCATTATCACCATACTTAAAATATCCAGCGTTAAACTTAGCATCATCTGGGTTATTTAATTTCTCTCTGACGATGTTTTCGCCATTTTTAATAAAATCATTTTTCTCAGGCTTACACGCGCTGATAAAAAACAAACACATGACGGCTATAATTAACTTTTTCATTTTTGCACCTTGATTGCATTATTCATGCTAATGCTAAACCCAGGTACTAGATTTGTCACTGAGTTGCAGCTGTAAGTGCCGCCTCAAGCCCTGCAAACGGGTCCTTCGGTTCTGATTGCTCATCGCCACCCCATCGCAGGATCGCATCGTCCAGCGGTACTTTTGCCCCCTGCGAACCGTAGATGGCAGAGACGAGCTGGGCTGCCTGAATGTCGCCACGAATATCGCCAACCGGACTTTGCCTGTCGAACTCAATCCACATCAGAAGCTCGCTTGCAGTCATGCTCTGCCGTAGTTCTGAAAGCGTGCGCCCCATCCGGAGCGCAAGCGACATCAGAAACTTTACGCCGGGGGTTGAGACTTTTCCCGCGCTTCGTCCGCATTGTTGATCAGGTCAAGCGCCTGTTTGAGCAGGCGTGAATGGACGGGGCCGTAGATTTCACGTACCTGCTCTTCTTCGTCTACGCTGAATACCGGTTGCTTATCGGTGTCGCACAGGACGTCAATGAAGAGAACCACGTCAGCGCAAAGATTACGGTGTGCCTTTTCCGATACCGACACATTTTCATCATCAGCACCCGCTTTCACCACTTCCTGCCAGCGCAGCCAGGCTTCACCTGACGGCTCACGGAGAACCACTTTGACGCCCTCCCACTCAGGAACGGCGACCGTCTTATGACGAAAACCCGACATCTTAGCCAGGGCGAGATTTTTAATATTCTTCATGCGACCTCTCAGGAGCCAGACTCGATGTTTTCAGGCTTGCCTTTCAGGCGCAGGGAGAACGTTGCCGCCACTACGCCGTTGGTACCGGAAGACCAGGTGTGCTGGCGGATTTCAGCCAGGAACTTAAAGCCTTTGCCGGACGGGAAAATGACCTGGAAAGCGTAGGTCGTATCGTTGTCATACGCATCACGCAAGGCGTCCTGCGCCGGATTCTTGTAGAAGTTGCCGGACAGGGAGATTTCTGACGGAGAAGGCAGGCCGTTAATGTTCTCCTGCTCTTCTGAGCAAAGCGTAGTTACGTCGATATCCTGCTTCTGACCACCGGTGAACTGAATTTCTTTGATGGTGCAACTCAGATCGAGGAAGGTTGCGGAATCCATCGTTTCTTTGGTGGCTGGCAGGGAGGAAATAAGGATCTTCGTCAGCTGCGATTTTTCATAAAGTGCAGACATAGCTGTCTCCTGGAAAAAGAAAACCCGCCATCAGGCGGGTTCGTTGGGTGAATTAATTGTCAGGGGGTAACTTTAAAATCCAGGGTGGCACGGTAGAGCCGATAATCTGGCTCGTACCCGGGGATTTTTACCACCTCTGTAGGGGTTAACGGCTCAAGCGAAGCGAGCACCAAATCTCTCAGGGATCGTGATTCAGCGATCGAAGTGGAATACACATCGACCTGAACGGAAACCCTGCTCTCTGCCTGGCCACACAGTACGTCAGCGGAAACATCATCGACGATGGAAAAGATAATCCAGGGTGGAGAGACAGACGGTTTCCCGTCACTACCTAATGGCGCAACATAGGGGTATACCCGTCCTTCTGCCAGGGAAGAAAGCAAGGCGTAGATATTATCTTCATTCACTTGCTCAATACCTCATCAATAGCCTGATTCATCCTGGCAATGGCGACGCTGGCGGCCTCTTCCTCGCGAGTATCGTAAGCGGGTCGCACAAACGGATGTGCAGGCATGTTCGCGGTGCCCAGCTCAACGAATCGCCAGTAAAAGGCGTTTCTCGGGTTATTCGCCTTCATCGTGTTATCGTTGTTTCCGGTGCGCAGGTTAACGCCACGAATATGGACGCCGGAAGAAATCTCCCCGCGGCGGCGGCTTTTTTGGGTAACAACCACCACGTTTTTTTTCAGTTTTCCGGTGCGTACCGGTGCACGTGCGATCACTTCGTCCTTAAGCACCTCCGCACCGGCGCGCGTGGCATCACGAAGAACCTTATTGTTTTCAGCGCGGCTAAGCGCCTCCAGATCCTTTGCGATGTCATTCAGGCCGGAAAAATCGAGGCTCGTCTCAATCATTTTTCGATCCCCTGCTTACAAAGAATTTCGAGCTGAATGCCGCGAGAATCAGGTATCGGCGGACCAATGATATTTAAAATGACACCCTTGAACGGGCCAGTCACAACCCTGAGTCTTGACGCAGCAGTTATATCGTTACGAAATCGAGTCCATACCCTGATAGTGGCTACAGCCGTTTCTGCACCTGCCGCTACAAGCTCACGCCCGCTGATACCTTTAACTTCTGCCCATGTAGTCGCGCCGTCATGCCATGTTTCAACAGGCTGACCAGAAGGGTCTCTGGATGTTGTGATGTTCTGAATTACCACCCTGTCTCTCAGTCTTCCGGCCTGCATACCCCCTCCTACAATCCATAAATACGGTATGGCTGCAATAGCGCTTCCACAGCAAAAGGTACGGCTGAAGTTATGTTCCCGATGTTTACCGCTTCCCTGTTTGCATACCAGTGACCGATAAGCAGTAGCATGGCTGCCTTCACATCATCATTGAGCAGTATCGGGTCCGGGTCGTCAGCGTAGCCAGGGCTGCTTTCCTTTTCATAGAGCGTTCGGCGTGTCCATGTCTGGACGTACCGGGCCGCCGCACCTGTGTAAATCTCCAGCAGAGCATCATCACCCGTAAAGTCGGTATCAATGCGGCAATGCTGTTTCACCACATTCAGATCAAGCATTTGTTTGCCCCGAAAAAAAGCGGCCCGAAGGCCGCAATAGTTATCAGCTACCCGCGCCGGTGCTGAATGAACCGTAAACGAACGCCTCAGGGCGTTTCACAGCCAGCGCCAGACGTTCTTCGCAGCGAATGGAGATCATGTTTTTCTCGAAGTCGTCGGCGTTTTCGGTGGAGATAACCACGTTGGCATCTTCACGATCGAACAGTTGAGCTGCGGCATTGAATGCGCCTGTCAGGAATTTGCCCTGGAAAGCTGCTGCCTCAGTTGCTACCACCGGAAGCCCCCAAAGCGTAGGGCCAGTCAGAGATGCCGGGTTAGCCAGGATATAGCGGCCCAGACTGTCTTTCGTGAGCTCAATTTTCGCCCAGTCGATGAAGTGCAGAACGTGGCCAGATGCAGGGAAACGAGCCAGTTGAGCCTGAAGCATTGCCAGGCGCAGATCATCAATCCCGTTCTGGCTCTCAACAGAAAATGCCGGGTCGAATGCTGAGGCCTGAGGAACGATGCCGTGCAGGTGCACACCAGTTCCGTCGCCGAACAAGATTTCCTGTTCCTCAACATATTTCAGGCCGTAACGCATCTCAGCGTCAACCGTAGACTGGAGTTGAGCGAAATCGTCAAGGATCTGCTTGGATGCCTTAAACATGTGCGCGATGGTTGTCACCGGCGTGATTTTAGTTGCGAATTCAATATCGCTGTAAGGTTTGGCAGTCCCCTCTGCAACGACTTTCGCTGCATTGGTAAAGCCCGTTTGCTGCACCCAGAAAATAGCCGGTGAAGATGTGCGGCCAGGCGCAATCAGATCACGAATGAAGAGACGCTGTTTTGGTGCAGTGTCGATGCCAGGCAGTCGCTGTGGTTCAACCACGCCATCTGCAACATCTGTAGAAAGCAAGGCCGCGTGAACTGGGACGCTTACGCGCTTATTGCCTTCAACGCTCGCGGCAAAGGCCTTCAGCGCCTCGCTATTAATCACCACCTGTCCAACAGTTTCGGTAACTTTAGCAGCGTTGTTCAATGGCATTTGGGCAACATGCTGTTCCAGCTCACCAAGGCTGGCCTTAAGGGTTTTTTCAGCTTCCTTAAGAGCGTTGAGCTCTGTCGCCATTTTATCTACAACATCTTTGGTCTGAGCTGAGAGCTGACCATTCTTTTTCGCTTCGGTCAGTGCCTCTTCTGCTTTCGCGTTGAATTTGCTGGTTGCATCTTCAATGCTGGCAGTGACTTTTTTCAGAATTTCGTTTACTTCAGACATAAATGGTCCTTATTTGACTAACGCCGCAAGAGCGTTTTCAAGTGAATTGAGGGTTTCAGGTTTGATATCTTCGGCAGCGCCCGGCGTACCGTCGTTGGTGGTGACAGCGCCAGGCATGCCACCGGATAAGGCTTTAATGAGTTTTCTGCGCTCAGAGCGCGGGGTGTTGGTTTTAGCCAGCAGCGCATCAAGTTTGCGAAGCGCGGCCGCAGGTGATTCATCGCCATCACTGACCGCATCAGCAGAAAGCAGGCTGTCTGCCAGTCCCTTCGCCACAGCGTCACTGCCACCGATATAACTCTCGGCGTCCATCAGTTTCTGAACAGCTGCCATATCAAGGCCGGAACGCGCCGCGTAGATGTCTGCCATAGCGTTATCGAAGGGCTCCAGAGACTGTGACAGTTCCGCAAAGTCATGGCGGTTACCCATCGCGTAGACCCAGCAGTTGTGGATCATCAGGAAGGCACCACGACCGATCTGAATATCATCCCCGGCCATCGCAATGACTGAGGCGGCGCTGGCGGCAATACCGAGCACCTTCACCGTCACACGGCCTTCGTATTCTCGCAAAAGGTTGTAGATTGCCAGGCCTTCGAACATGTCACCGCCAGGGGAGTTGATATTGACCGTGACGTCGGCGCCATTCATCGCCCGTAGTGCACCGGCGATACGTTTGGCTGTTACGCCTTCACCCCAGTAGTCCTGCCCGATCACATCAAAAACAGAAATACTGTTGTCGTCGGTGGCCGCAGCTTTGATCCCGCCGTCCCAGCGGTCCAGTGCGGACGGTAATGTTTCACAGGTAACGCGCGCGCAGGGGCGACCCGCCGGTGCTACCGGAAGTTGTTTTTTGCTCATCAGGAAAGTGCTCCTAAGCGGCCTGTTTCAGCGGAGATTGTTCAAAGGAAATGTCAGGGAATATGTGGTTATGCAGCTCTCTCAGGGCCAGAGCCTGAACAGCAGGATTGCTGCTTTCGAGATTTTTCAGTTGCGTCAGGTTGAGCTGAACGGTGTAAATGTCACCCCCTTCAATCGGTGGCATATTTTCAAGACGGCGCACGTCATTACGGGACATCCACCCATTCTGGAGCGCACTGGTATAGTACGCAGCACGGCCCGCGCTGTCGGCGCGCAGCAGTCCTTCTACGGAGAACTCCGCGAAAACCTCATCATCGCTGTCCAGCAGGCACCGTCCAATTTCCTGTTCGATGTTCACCAGCAGGGGTCGCAGGGTGTGCGTCAGGAACTGGAGGTTCATGCCCTCCAGACTGGATGCCCAGCTACTTTGCTTCGTGGTGTGACCGACCATGAAAGGCGGAACGCGAAACCAGCGGCAGATCTCCTCAATGCTAAAGGCGCGGCTTTCGAGCATCTGAGCATCTTCCGGGTTCATGGTTACGCCCTGGTACGTCAAGCCTCCCTCAAGCACCATGATTTTCCCGGCGTTTTTTGAGCCTGTAAACGCCGCCATGTAACCGCGAAGTTTTTCACGTTGAGTATCATCCAGAGCTTTATCAGAAGAGAGAAACCCTGAACTTTGCAGGCCCTGTTCGAATATCTTCGCCGCGGACTCTTCAACCGCCATTGCAGAACCGATCACATCCCGGCCTGTTTTCATCGGCATCATGCCGCAAACACCGTCAAGACCGAACCCGCGAATGTGCATGATGTTTTTGACGGGAATGACGCGCTCGTTACCGTTTTCAGTGTATTTGTATTCCAGCGCCCCGGTCGTGAGACGTTTAACCACCATGTTCTGCGGCAGCAAAGGCACCAGCGAAACCAGGCGGTTTGCGATGAATTTCTTCTCAATGAAGGCGTTCCCGCGCAGGCAAATACTGGCGACCACCATCAACATAAAGCGTGATGGTGTCATTTCTGAATTGGGTCGGCGGCACAGTATCGAATAGGCCGGATGATCGGTTGCCGCTTTACGCGAACCGTCAGGCTGTCGAACGTATATTTTCAGCGGAAGGGTTGAAATAGACTCGCTTAACAGTCTTACGCATGCCCACACAGCCGATAGCTGGATGGCTTTATCGGCCGTTACCACCTTTCCGCTGCTGCTGGTACCAAACCATTCCTCCCAGAACGTGCCGGTAGTCAGGCTGATAGGCACACCAAGCCAGTTAAGCAGAGCACTTTTAACCCTGCCTGGCTGTTTGTTTTTTTTCATCAGAAACCTACCATGATGGGATTATTGAAGAATCCGGAGAGATCCTGCTGGTCGTTGCCACCGTTAACCAGAACGCGGCTCATTGCTGTGAACAATGCCGCCGGGCCATCAATCTTGGCCTCTGGTGTGGACTTGTTCGGGAAAATGTTCTCGTTCCGGTCAGGTTTGACGGTTACGTTGGACATCATCCAGTTCATCACCGGATGGTTGCTGTGATGGAAGCGGCCTCCGTATACCAGCGCCTCGACCTCTTTCATCGCCTCGGAGAAATTGCGGACCGTCTGCGGCACTTCCACCAGCGGTAAACCTTCCTCTGCCAGCGCGAGGCTGAACTGCGTGGCACTCCACGGATCGAAGCCAATTTCTTTCAGGCTCTCACCAGCAACCCACTGTTGCAGTTCTTCCTTAATCTGAGCGTGGTCAATAACATCACCATCCGTCAGGATCAGTTTGTCAATTAGAGCCCAGTTTTTATAGTGTTCGGCCATCTGACGTGAGCATTTGTCGAGACGACCTTCGGGCAACCAGAATTTAAAATCAGCGTGAACATGCCCATCTGGGGACCGCCATACTTTCACAGCAGCGCAGATATCAATTTTGTTTGAAAGGTCAACACCAACCCATAATGGATAGGTTTTAAGTTCGTGCTGCGGGGCGATAAACTCGCACTTTTCCCACTTCATCATGTCCATCCAGGCCGACTCAGCTGTAACCCAGATATTCATGTGCTTGGTGAAAAAGTTAATCCTGGCTGAAACCTGCTCTTTCGCCTTTTTAGCCAGGCGGCGTAGGTCATCCCAGCGCTTACAGATACCCAGCCCCGGATTCGCCTTCTGCCAGACCGTTTCATCAAAGGGATCATCGCCTTCGTCTAGGGTGTAGATGATGGCAAAGAAAGTATCGTCTTTCACTGCACCTTCCACATCGCTGTTGAAACCACGCAGCACCTTGATTGCGTAATCACGCAATTCGTAGCAAATGCCTTCTTTATTGAACCCGGCAGTGGTGATACCGAAAAGCAGCGATTGCAGTCGTGCGCCGGTGGCGGTCTCCAGAACGTCCCAGACGTCACGGGTTTTGTGAGCATGCAGCTCGTCGACGATGGCGCAATGGATGTTCAGGCCGTCGAGGTTGTTCGCATCTGATGATAAAGGCTCGAATTTGGAGGCGGTTTGCTCCTGGTAGATAGCGAGCTTGTTGAATTCGAAGATCCGCCCAAGAGTGGCTTTCGCCTTCTTGACCATATTTTTCGCGTCTTCAAAAACAATTCGCGCCTGGTCACGAGTGGTTGCAGCGGAATAAACCTCCGCCCCGCCCTCGCCGTCTGCGCCAGCCATATAAAGCCCCACGCCAGAGCAAAGCGTTGATTTGGCATT